TAGAGCTTGTCGGCTACTTCGGCGTCCGCATAGTCCTTGCCATGCTTTAGGGACTCAAGAAACGAAGGGTGAGCCTTCTTCCAGGCATTGATCGTCTGCTCCGATACCCCGAAGAAATCGCCCAACTCCTTGTCTGTCGCTCCTAGCCGGCATAGCTTCACCGTTTGCTCGTCATACTCTTTCTTGTAAGCTGTTGGCCTTGCCATGTTCTGCCCCTTCCCTATCGGGTTTCGGTGCCCTGTGTTAGTTAGTGGTTACTTCTTCGGGGGTTTCCTGCCTTTACCTTTGCATGCCATTACCTGCGCTCCTTTGCGATATCGTCCATCAACTGCACTGATGCGGCGCGACCTCGTTTCTGCTCGACCATCAGCATGTACTTGACTTGCCAATGGTCAGGCATTGCCAGCACGGCTCGGGCTTCACATTCTCGCCGCCATGATTCGCTGCTGCTATCCATAATTATTTTCGTCGCCCTATTGACTCAGCACGGAATCCGTGGTCTAATGCAGTCATGGGTAGCGCATCGCAACCCACCGCGCCTCGGGATAGGGGCTATCAGGAGACAACCATGAACACAGCACAAAAAAAATGCACCCACAGAATCCACGCTCGTCACCGGCCACGAAGCAGAAATCTCCGCCCTTGACCACGCCGCCGCCGAATGGGAAATCGACCCGATTGCTCAACTGCGCCACATTTCCAGCACCGCGCAAAACGAAATCAGCAATCGCGCAAAGGCCGTCGATCTTTTCGGCGAGCCAAACACTAAGACCATCAGCGAAATGGCTCTACGCGACATCGAGGCATGCATTGCACGTATCCGAGCCGTAAATGTCTAACCACCCCAACCGCAGCCGCGCCGGAAGCGCGGCGCGCAACCCACATCCAGACGAAATAAAGGCTGCTCGCCTCGCCGCCGGACTCACACAGTGCGCCGCCGCAGAGCTAATTCATTCGACCCTGCGGACCTGGCAGGATTGGGAAGCCGAGATCGCCAGGATGCATCCAGGTCTGTATGAGCTGTTCCTGCTCAAGACCGCAACAAAAAGCCCGCGCTAGGCGGGCATACGTTTCGGGTGGTGCGTTTCTTACGGGCGCAGTTGGCGACGGGTTGAGAATACTACATATAATCCTCTTCCTCAACATCATTACTATCTTTTTGTTGACACATTAAAAAGTTTGGTAAACCGCAACCCGATCCTTTTACGCTTGTCGGTTGCCTCATCCATTTGGTGCCTTTTTTATAAAGTCTTGATGTCTTTTTTTCATGACCGTTGCTTTCGACGTGATCTATCCGAACATTCCCAATAACGTAAGCCCCTCGATCCAGAGTGCGGCACATACACATGCAACCTTTTTTTCTCCCCATTTTGGCATAGTGCGGCTCCCATAATCCCCACCACTCATCGAATGTAAGTAAAAACTCAATCCCGCGTTTAGCGGCCCCGCTTTTGTGTGCTTTGTATTTTTGCCGCTGCGATTTAAGCGGGTCGAACTCTTTTGTTTTTCGCACGTACGCTGGTTTCTTTTGCTTTCTGAATGGTTTTATTCCAGCCAGCAAAGCTATCTGGCCGACATACTGCCTAGACACGCCAAACTTCACCGCAATCTGTGATTGAGTTAAACACATCTCGTTCAGTGTGTTAATGATTTTGCTTTTCATGTATCGCCCCCTGCGCGCAATATCTCCACCGCCTCTTGCGCCAGCCTGGATGCCCGCTGCGGGTCCATGCGGCGCATCCTGATAACTGCCGGGAATCTGGCATATGTGATAGCCAGCGCGTATTGGGAGGAGCTTCCCAGCCTGCTTATCATCGCCTGGACCAGCTCGGCGTCTACCGTGTCCGGCATCGGCACTCCTTCGACCATCCCGTCCCACACCTCACCGGATGGGGCCATGTACCGAGATTCGAGCGATCCGCAGGCTACGTGCTTCGGTCCTATGTCGATCTCGTAGCAGAGCCAGTCGCCCCAATTCTCAAGCCGCGCCTCGATATCATTTTCCATGCACTCCCCTTTTCATCGCTGCCCTGATTTTACGCTTGTTTTTCTTGCGCTCAACCTCTTTGCGCTTTTGGTCTTTATCGGCGGTTTCGCACGGTAATTTGACGAACTTCGCCGGGTCACCGTACATCCGCGAGTCAACCGCCACTTTTAACGCCAGACACGATTTCTCTTGCCAGCCGCTCAGCCTCATCTTTGCTGTACCCGGCTTCGAATTGCAGGATAGCTGCTCGCTCCTCGAATGCGTCGGCCTTTTCCGGGGGGATGTTATGCGTCATTTTTGCGTCCTAATACCAAGTTATGCACTTTGCACCGTGGCATCTTTGCTTCCGGTTGCGCCATGCCTTCGTAGGTGCTGTGCTTCCACCAATGCCATTCCGCACCGTCAAAACCGCACTTGATGCAACAACCATCGTCGTCAAAATCGTGCGCTCCAATCGTCGCCCACTCGCAATCGCAGTGTTCGCATTCGCCTTTGCATTCTTCGTAGGTCATGCCTAACCCTCCGCTCCAGCGGGACGCTCGCTATGCTCGCGCCCATGAGCTGGTGCGTTATGCATCTCGGTCAAATAGGTAAGTTTTGTCATCGACATCAAGCCCGACCTTCCTCGCTTCTTCCACTAGGGCTTTGTAAAGGTGCTCCGGCTTGTCCGGCCACCAATTCACCCACCAGTCAATTTTTGCTTCTTCGTCGTCGCGCCCCATTAGGGTAATTTTTACGTTCAGCCTATGATCGCCCATATTTCCTCCGAAAGACGCATAACCCTACGGTCAAGCGGGAAGCCAACAAAATTTAGTTTTGAATCTGCTCATGGTCTACTCCGTCCAACCATGTAGTTCATTTCTGTTTGCATCCTGCGCATGATGTCCACTCCAATTTAACGCCGCGCCGATCCAGCAACCATTCCTGCGTAAGCGCGTTACCACCCTCCCGCCAGTGTGGGCAGCTCCTCAGCCATACGGCGGGCCAGTCGGGGCGATTGTAGCAAGACGGTGCGGATTGGTCGTGCCAGGATTGGTCGGTCATGCTGGCACCGTTGCGACTTCGAGCGCTTTTGCTTTTTCCAGCAATGCAAGCGCTTCTGGCGTTATCTCGTGGTATGGCAGCAGGTTCATGACGTGCGGAGCGGTAAGCCGACCTTTCGCCATCGCATCCAGCAACGGGCCTTCGCGCCCGCTCTTGTCTTGCCCAAGGCTGGCAAACCACTTGATCGGATTCCCCTTGTCGCGCGATTCTGCGACAAGCCTGCTGTACGTCTCTTTGAACGACATTCTTGCGGCTATAGGGTCATCGGCAAGACCTAGAGCAACGCCAAACGCCTCGCTCATCTCGTTGGTCATTACGATCGTGCAGCGCTCATCGCTCAGCGCTGGCGACACGATTGCCCACGCCTCTTCCGGTCCAGGATGCCCGCCAGGTATCCGCTCAAGGATATCGGCCAGGGTGATCTTGCGCAATTCCTTCCGGCAGCGCGACAGCGATTGCATCACGCCGCTTGGAGGATACCCTGCCAAATCGTTTGCCATGATCGCCAGAGCCGCATCGCTTAACTCCTGGCCAACTGCCGCATACGTCACGGCTATAGCTTCATGCAGTTTCATCAACTCACCCCCAGCATGCGGCCTACCCGCTCGACCTGAGCTTGTACCGCGTCAACCTGTTCGGCGTTCTTGGCTTCCAGATTGGTCATCTTTCGTCCCGTCGCCCATTCCGTGCGTATCTTCTCGGCGTCGGTGAGCAACACCCCGACGCTGTGCATTTTCTTGACGTAAAACTGCGCGTTGTGGTCGACGTAGAAGGCGGCGACTGCCGGCGACTCGTCGGCACCAATCCGCTGCACGAATTGCTTGATCTGCGAACTCACCGTGGCGTTGCGTACCGGGTCTGCTCCGTAGCGCTTGCTGTACGCCAAGCTGTAGGCGTGCCACGTTTCCCGGCAAGCCATCTGAAGCGGAGTCTCCCCCTCTGGTGTAATTAACCGTGGTTGTTTAGGTTTTATAGGGGTGGATTGTTCAACCTCGGTAGACTCAGTTGTGGCACCAGACACTGCGATAGCAGTGGATGGTAAAAAACTATGTGAAGGTGAAGGGCACTCCTTATGCATTGCTTGAGCTTTGCTTGTGGCATTGCTTGTGGCATTGCTTGAAGCATTTTTACACCATCTTTTCGCGGCCGCGGCCTCTGCTTTTGCCTTTGCGGACTCTTTTTTACTAACCGACGCGGATTTTTCAGCATCAATCCTGGTGTGTATCCAGAATCCTGAGCCATGCTTAAAGAATGCTTGTAGTGTGCTCTTAGCATTGCTCCAAGCATCTGGAGATAGGCGAGTTATTTGCGCCAAAACGGCGTCGTTTTCTGGCGGAGGTCCATTGCGCCAGTAGTCCATAATCAGTAGCAAATAAGCACCATGCTGCTCAGTGTTGAGGCGTGCCGTATCGGCAAGATAGTCACCGATGTAAAGTGGCATCCAGATATCTGTCTTAGCCATTTTTTATATGACTCGAACTTCGAATCTTGAATATTTGCCTGGCAGTTTACCAGGACTTGAACAGCGCGAACGCGCATTAGGTGTGCTCATAAACAATCCCCTTTAGTTGGTCGGCCGGCTGGTGACAATTCGGCTCGGCGACCGCTCCCATTTATTGGGCAACAAGCCGACCACTAAAGGGGATTGTTGCCGATTTAGCGCCGTCACAGCGCTTGAGAAAATGCTAACACGGGTTGTGCGGTTGTGCAAACTATTTATACGGATTGGGCGACATGGAGTGGCGTTGATATCGTGTTCGGCGTCAGGCCCATTGCCATGTCCGCGTCGTCTTCGTCGCACTCGTCGCAGTCGCTGCCGTATGGCACCATGTGCGGGCAGCAATCGAGGCCAACGGTCATTGGCTCGTCAGCGTCAGCCGGGTATCCGTCATCACATGGATCGCCGTTATCAGCCCAGCGCTTCACGCCGTCGCGCCCCATCACCCAATTGCGCATCGTGCCGCGCTCAAGGTCCATCGTCACTCCAAATCCACCAGTAATCATTGGTTCGCTCCAGTCAAACGCCGAACCCGGCGCTCAAGCGGGACCGCGCGAAAAGCCGCGCGGCCCCTTAGCTATTCGTTGGGCGTCTCATCCATACCAAGGATGACCCTTAACTCTGTTGCAAGCTCGTATACTTGTCCTTCAGTTATTCCTTGTGCCGCGTCATCCAGCCGGTGAGAAAACAATCTCACTTTATCCAAGCGCTCGCACTCTTTTCTCCCGCAGGTGTCATATCTAGTGTGCGGGTATGATTTATAAATCCCGATGCCTTTCCCGCAATAGCGGCAAAATTGTTCCTTTGGCTCATTCATATTTTCCTTTCAAATATGCCCAACAAATCATTCCAGCGGGACAGGCCAGAAGCGGCCTGCCCCTCAATTTGAACGTTATGCCCCAAACATCGCCAGTTGCGCGGTCTGTTGCTCAAACCGTTCCCTGGCGGCCTCAAAATAATCCTTGTCCAGCTCGCACCCTACAAAGTCCACCCCGAAGTAATGGGCGGCTATCGCGCTGCTTCCGCTGCCAAGGTGCGTATCCAAAACACGTTGCCCCGGCTTGGCGTAGTTGGTTAAAAGCCATTCATAGAGTTTTACGGGCTTTTGGGTGGGGTGTATCCGCGCCTCTTTGTTTTTCATGTCACCCTGCAGCATCCCGCTCCACTGAAACCGGAAATTCCTCACCGCTGTTTTAAAGCTCGTCCACGCAAGTTCGCTGTCCGCAAAGTCAGAGTTGCCCGTAACCTTATCCCAAACCACCCAGCACGAGCTTGGCTTTGCTATGCGGTCAATAAAGTGGTTCGCGCCCCAAACAATCTGGTTTTTGCTCACGCGCTGCAGTTCGTTGAAATACTCAACTGGGGGGGCTTCCGCATCACCACCAGCAAAAGCCTTGTAATATTTCGCTACCGCCAGCCCTCCCCTGCTTGCATTCCTGTCGCCGTTTTCACCTATCCCATAGGGCGGGTCAACAATAGCCAAATCAAAAGCCTTGTCCGGCTGTTTAGCCATGTATTCCATACAGTCAATGTTCAGCAGTTCTATGCTCATATTTACCTCAAAACCGGCATAACACGTCGGTCAAGCGGACGGCGGAAAAGCACCGCCGCCGCTTACCTTGCCTTATGCGCCACCTTGCGCCACCTGCTGCGCAAAGCGGCGGCATTCGTCGTGCCATCCTTCGAGCATCATCACGCCCGCGTTTTCGCTCACGTCCCTGTCACCGGCAGCGTATTGCAGGCGCAGCATCGCTTCGGCCCCGGCGTAAAAAGCTCGCCGCATTTCCTGCCGCTGCACTGGCGGGGCATCCTTCGGCATCACCAGCACTTCAAAGGCCACCCACTGTTCGGCTATCGTGTTCATTTCCGGTTCTTCCTGCGCGAAGCGGCGGCAATCTTGGCCTTGTGCTTGTCCTTCAGTTTGCCACGGCCCCACTTTGCAAGCGGTGAGTTTCCGCGCATGTTCACAATTGGCTCGTGTCCAAGAGCCTGGGCCACGCGCATTTTCATGGCCGCCAGCTTTTCATAGTCCTGCGGCACAATCTCGTAATCAGCCGGGGCATCAGCGCCATAGAGGTTCATCAGGTGGCCGGTGTTCGGGTTCATTCACTTCTCCTTCTTGGTTAAAAAGCCGCATAACACGGCGGTCAACAGCGACCGCGCTGAAGCGCGGCGCGTTACCTTATGCGTTAGCCCTCATGTACGCATCTAATATTCCAGCATCATTTTTGCTCTGGTGTTCCGCGCATACTCGCACCTGGTCATCATCACCACGGAACCAATTTACTTCTATGTCAACTTTTCCAGTTGTCGGCAATCCGCAAATAATGCAAGGCAGTCCACCTGCATTTTTGGGCTTCTTTTTTCTTCCTATTGCTGGGTATTTTTTAGCCATGTTATTCTCCTTATCCTGCCGGGCTAACCCGGCGTTCAACTCGGACTCGCTAAAGCGAGCCGGTTAACTTTACGTTAGGCATGGAGCCACAGCACCGCTTGTACTTCCTCCCACTGCCGCATGGGCATGGATCGTTTCGGCCAATCTTGGCCTCGGCACGAACGATAGGAACGCTAGGCTTCTTTCGGTACAACGCGCCGCCTTTCTTTCCTCTCCCATCGGTCATCCTCTCTGCAAATCCGTCATCTACAAGCTTTTCCATTACTCGCTTGATAGACCCTAGTTCTCGGTGGCGTCGGCAAAGCGAGTACGGCCCGGACCACTTCCCGCACCGGCTGCATTTACCGGTTTTCGCCTTAACGCCACCGACCCCAATGCGCGGCATTACTCGTCCATCGAGTTCTGCGAATCGATTTATTTCGCCAGCCAGTTCTTCTTCAGTAAAGGTCAGTGCGTCCACGCTACCCTCCATGCCTAACTCTGCGATCCACGCGGACCTTGCGCAAGAGGCGCGCAAGGCCGGTGATCTTGTACGTTGGGCGTCACTACCAAGTCGCCATCGTTCGGCAGCATAAATTGACCGCTAATCGTGCGGACAACGCGATCCCACCTGTTGCACTCCATGTTGCTCACGAGGATTCGGTAGTCGCTAGATGGGGTCAGATTCTTCACTTCGTCCAGCGTCATTTCCTCGCCATAGTAGGTCATGGGGCTGTAGTCCTTCGGTTGGCCGCGCAGTGTTTCGCCGTCCTGCGTCACCTCACTCCGCGCAAAGAAGCGGTAGCCGTAAGCGCCTTTCGGCAGTTCAGCCGGCGGGGAACGGTCGGCAACCTCCTGTGTTATCGAATCGCTCACGACCGCGCCGGGGTAAAAGAACTCTATGTATTGTTTCAGCATGTTTTCCTCCTTCGTAGTTAAGGTGCTGCCCAACCTGCCGTTCGAGCGGGACGCTGGTAAAGCGTCGCGCCCCCTCAACTACACGTTCGGCGTTAATCCGTCACCCACTCATACGACCGTTCAAAGATTGCGCGGTCGCAGATGTAGAGTTCTTCCTCGATCCCGCACATCAGATAGTCGCCTGGCTTGCCTTGCTTGTAGTTGCCTTCAAGCGAAACAACGCGGAATTCTTCGTCTATCTGCTTGGCCTGAATCACAAGCGGCTTTTTCATGCAGTCGCGCATATCTTCCACGCGCTCAAAGGTTTCAAATGTCTTCACTTCATTTCCTTTCAAAAATCGGCTCCGGCACCACGCCGAACCAATCATTCCAGAGGACGCTGCGCGATAAGTTGAAGTTCAGTGCATTCAAATGTGCTCATGTCGATGCGTCTCCTCGATCTTAGCCATTCTAAGTAACTTCCCCATTCTGCTTGCGGTTATTCCGTGCTTCTCCGCAAACCGGGAGACCGTCCAGCCGCGCTTAGTGATATCGGCAAGCAGATTTGCGCGGCGCTTCTTTGCTTGTTCGATTTCTTTTGCTTTCGTCAAAATTGTTACTCCTTGCATCTGGCAACCACTATACAGCAAAGCGTTACGACGCGCAACTGGTTTCGGGACGTGTTGCGTAAAGTGCTTGACAATATCGAGAAAGAGGCGCACAGTCGTCCATGCTGAACGAACGGCTACAGAACACGAGTAACCCGCCCGGTGGCGATGATCCAGCAACAAGGCCACGCCTCAATCTGGCCAGCGCGACAGGACGCAACGGGAGTAAGGCAGGTTGTTGATGGTAGCGGTTCGCCAGCCGTGCAATGCAAAAAGCCTCTGCACAGTTGGGTCTCCAACAAGCGATAGGCCGACCGCTACCATCAACAACTTGTAATGCATCAACCAACCAAAGGAGCATTGAAATGATCGGTAAAAAAGTCTTGGTGAGAACCAGCAGCGCTGGTGTTCACGTCGGCACGCTGGTTTCACGCGACGGAAAAGAGGTTGTGCTTAAAAACGCCAGACGCATCTGGTATTGGGATGGCGCGGCCAGCCTGTCGCAGTTGGCGATGTCAGGCACAAGCAAGCCGCAAAACTGCAAGTTTCCTTGCCCGGTAGACGAAATTCTTTTGACTGAGGCCATAGAGATCATCCCTATGCGCGAAGGGGCTGTGAAATCTATCGCCAAGGTGCCGGTATGGAAACAGTAAATAGCGGCTGCGGCAACGGCTCCGGCTACGGCAACGGCTACGGCGACGGCTACGGCTACGGCTACGGCTGCGGCAACGGCTCCGGCTACGGCAACGGCTACGGCGACGGCTACGGCTACGGCTACGGCTACTGCGACGGCCACGGCTACGGCTACGGCTCCGGCTCCGGCTCCGGCTACGGCTCCGGCTCCGGCTCCGGCGACGGCTACGGCTACGGCTCCGGCTACGGCTCCGGCTCCGGCGACGGCTACGGCAACGGCAACGGCGACGGCTACGGCTACGGCTCCGGCTCCGGCGACGGCTACGGCTCAGGCTACGGCTGATAATGAGCATGCCGCTTGCCCCGCTGAGCGTTATCAGCAGGTGACTTCCGGCAAAGATCGGTTGAGGTCTGGCCCCCGAGAACAGGAACGGCAATTGGAACGAGTGACCTACCGACTAGCACCTCCTGCGGGAGCAGATGCAGTAAATAAGCACTCTGACGGCGGGACAAGTAGCCGCGCTTATTCGGACAACAGGAGATGAAATGATTATGACCGAACGACAGCGCCAAGAATTCGAAGCCGTCACTCGCCCAGTAATTGAGTGGTTAAACGCAAACTGCCATCCGCACGTTACCGTGGTGATAAAGCCGACAGGTTCCGTGCTCAGCGAGGGCATGATTGCCTACACGACCAACGACTACCTGCGAGACTAGCAATCGACGCGGGCACTAACTAGGGAGGTTGTCATGGACTGGGTAATAATTTGGGTATTGGCAATAGTCGCGTCGCTGGGTTATTTGGGCTGGTGCATGCTGAATGCTGAGGAAGGCGACCCGCTTGATGGAGATGAATGGCATGAGTGAATGGATTAACAATCTGTCCGATGGTGAATATTTAGGCTACGGCCTGATGCTGGCGGCGTTTGTGTTTTGCATCGCGGCTTACGAGGTTGAGCGGCGCACGAGGGGCAAGAAATAATGGCACACCCACACGCAGCACTGATGGCAGAGTACGCGAAAGATGCAGCAGAGTGCGACAAACCGTGGGAGCTCTGGGAATATCTCAGCCGAGCCGGATGGTGTGACCTCACTTGCAGCCCGTCATGGAGCACGGGAGATGCGTACCGACGTAAGCTGAAAACCATCAGAATCGGCGAGTTTGACGTGCCGGAGCCGCTGCTGGTTGCGCCTGGTCCGGGGAAGGTAACGCAATATTGGGCCGCAACGCTTACGTCAACAGGGGACTCTGCCGGCTTTATATGGAACGACGACTGCTGGGATAAATTACGGTTAGCGCGCGGGCTTATCCACCTAACCCAAGAGGCCGCCGAACTCCACGCGAAAGCCCTGCTATCATTTACGGAGGTGAAACCATGAAAGACTACGCCGAACAAGACCGCCAGAACCTGCTGGCCTACACACTCACCCCGGAAGCTGCTGCAAGGCCGCGGATTGATCGAATCAAGGCCGAAATGGGCGAGCGGTATATCTGCCACCCTGCGAATAGAGTTAAGCGGCTGGCGGTACCTTTGCGTGATTGTACTGCGGCGAGGGTGCTGGGGTAAAACGCTCACGAAAACGGCGAAGTGCGGGCGCCGACTTTACCCGCACAAATCCTTTAAGGAGATTCACAATTAACGACATGACAAACACCGCTGCAATAACCCTGTCCGAGTACGACTTCATCGTCGTTATCGACAAATCCGGGTCCATGGGCGAGACCGATATGCCTGGCGGCCGTTCGCGGTGGGAATACATGCAGGAAACCGCTACGGCATTCTGCCGCGATATCGAGAAGATCGACAGCGATGGGCTCGGCCTTGTGCTGTTCAGCGGTACCAGCATCGTCAAGGAAGACGGGGTCAACGTCGCCAAGATCAAGGACGTTTTTGCAGCAAATCGTCCGGGCGGTTCGACCCCTCTGGCCGAAGCTCTGGAGGAGGCTCTTGCTTTGGCCGGGAAATCGTCCAAGAAAGACTTCATCATCGTCTTCACTGACGGCGTTCCTGACGATGGCGTTAAGGCTGCAAATGTCATCAAGAAGCAGGCCAATAGCCAAGAAACCGACGACGCGTGCACCATTCTGTTCGTTCAGGTTGGCTACGATGCCGGTGCTGCCAAATACCTTGCCAGCCTTGACGACGACCTGACCGGAGCAAAGTTCGATATCGTTGACGCAAAGACGATGGCAGAAGCCGAGAAGTTCCCATCGACGGCTGAACTCGTTCTGGCCGCAATCAACGACTAACCAGCACGGGGCACCGTTCTTAGGTGCCCCATTCTTAGGAGAAACATTATGATTGACTTTATTTTGTTCACGTTCTGCCTCGGGTTGTTCTTCGCTGGCTTCTGGTGCGGGAAGAAGTTCGGAACTCTCACGGCAATGAAAGACGCAATCATCAATTGGGCGAAATAGCAAACGCTTGACGCGGTGGCGAAGGTGGGCTATTCTGTAGTTGTTCATGTGCGGCATGAATGTCAACCAGAAGCCTCAAGCCTCGGTTCTCAAGTCCTTAACTGGACACCTGCCGCACAGGGAGAGCCAGGACTTGAGGCTTTTTGCATTTCCGGCTCCCCGAACCGTACACCGCACGATAGCAAGGGCCTGCATGGGCTGCGCGGTAGGAGACACAGGCGCTTGTTACACTCGCAAGCGTTTTGCCAGCCTGATCCGGGGATTGGCGCAATCGTTGGTAGTGGCAGCTTACCAAGTCGACGATGACAGAACGGATGCCTTCGGGCGGATGCAGTGCAAGAGCATGGCATGTGGTGGCTTTCATAGCCACTCTTGGGGATGTGTTGCCGGAATAAATGGAGAATGAAATGAGCACAGCGCTTGCAACACTGACAAACAGCTTCGCGGCTCGATTCGGAATCGAATCAAACCAGCAGGAGTTGATTGAGACGCTGAAGGCCACAGCTTTTAAGGGCGGGAATGTCACCGATGCACAGATGACCGCGCTCATGCTGGTGGCGCAGCAGTACAACCTGAACCCTTGGCTCAAGGAAATCTACGCTTTCCCGGATAAGGGCGGAATCGTCCCGATTGTCGGCGTGGATGGATGGGCGCGGATCATGAACGACCACCCGCAATTCGATGGGATGGAGTTCGCGCAGGACGCTGATTCATGTACGTGCATCATCTACAGAAAAGACCGCGCACACCCGACCAAGGCCACCGAATACATGGAGGAATGCAGGCGCTCCAACTCCGGGCCATGGGGATCGCATCCTCGCCGGATGTTGCGACACAAGGCAATGATCCAATGCGCACGGCTGGCTTTCGGGTTTGGCGGGATTTACGACCAAGACGAGGCAGAGCGGATTGTGGATGCTGGGACAATCGACAACGGCACCGGGGCCGTGGCCGACAAAAAGCCATCCCTCATCCCGATGACCGACGCCGGCCTATCGAAGTTGTGCGCCGACAAGGTGAACGACGACGGGGTTATCACCAAGATGGGTTACCGCTCCATGATCCAATGCGGCGACAAGACGCCGGACGACTTGATCCTGTACCTGGCGGCGAAATACCTGTTGGAAGATTCGCACGTTGACACAATCAAATCGTGGGCACCAATCGAAGGAGAGAAGGCATGAAAGTTCACAGCATGCAGCAAGGAAGCGAATTGTGGCACGAGCACCGTGCCAAATATCTCAACGCCAGCGATGCCCCGGCCATGCTTGGCATCAGCCCGTACAAGATGCGCACGCAGCTATTGCATGAGCGCTCTACCGGCATAGTGCCCGAGGTGGATGCGTCAACACAAAAACGCTTTGACGATGGCCACCGCTTCGAGGCGCTTGCACGACCGCTTGCACAATTCATTATAGGGGATGATTTATCGCCAGTCACCGGGTCTGAAGGCAGGCTGTCAGCGTCATTCGACGGCATCACGTTTGACGGTGAAGTCATCTTCGAGCACAAGACTTTAAGCACAAAAATGGTGATGCAAACCGGCCTCACAGAATTGGAATTGATCTTGCCGCTGGATGAGCAATATCGGGCGCAAATGGAACAGCAGTTAATGGTGTCTGGCGCGACGAAGTGCCTGTTCATGGCGTCGAAATGGGATCAGAATGACACGTTGATTGTGGAAGTGCATGCGTGGTATGAGTCAGACCCGGATATGCGCGACCGCATCCGCGCCGGATGGGACCAATTCGAGAAAGACCTGGCCGCATACGTCCCGGCAGAAATCAAGGAAATGCCAAAGGCCGCAGTTTCGATTGACCTGCCTGCCCTGTTCGTCCACGCCAAGGGAGAGATTACCGAGCACAATATGGACGCCTTTGGCACGGCGCTGACCACCAGGCTGGCAGAAGTGCGCTCTATCGCCCTGTTGACCGATTCTGATTTCAGCAATGCCAAGGATGCAGCCAAAAAATTCCGCGACACAGCCAAGGCGATTGGGCTATCCAAGGAAGCCATGCTTGCCCAAACCGAAACCATCGGTGAAGCTGCGCGCAAAATGGATGCCTGGGCCAAGGATTTGAACGCAACCGCCCTGCAACTTGAAAAGGACGTAGAGAAAGAGGACCTAGCGAAGAAGTCGGCGATGGTGCGCGCAGCAAATGACGCATTCACGGCGCACGTCGCCGCGCTCGAAGCCGAAACCGTACCGGCCAAACTGAACCTTTCTTCCCCGCGATTCGCCGAGGCAATCAAGGGTAAGCGCAATTATGCCGCCATGCAGGACGCGATCAACACGGCACTTGCAATGGCCGTTATTGAGGCCGATGCGGTGGCTAAGGATATTCGCGCCAAGCTGGTGTGGTATCGGGAAGGGTTCATGGCATACCCGCAATTATTCCCAGACTTTACCAGCATCATTCACAAGCCGTTGGACGATTTCAAGCTGTTGGTCACAACGCGCATTGACGCTCACAAGGAAGCGCTTGCGCAGCAAGTTGCAGACCAGGTTGCGCGGACTAAGGCCGAAGATGAAGCAAAGGCAGCACCAGTTGAACCGGTTGCCAAAGCCGTTGAAGCGCCTATTGCGGCAGGTCCGCTCGACCGTAGGGTTGGGGGTGATACGGCCATCTACGCCCTGTTTGATCCTGATGGAAAGCTGCGACGCTGCGGCGAGACACTGGACATCGCTACCAACTACCTGACCAGTGAAATGCACGCTGAGTTTTGGAACGCTCTTTTCGGCGAGGAAGCAGAAAAGCGTGTGAAGGTTTTTGAGAAACACGGATGGCGGGTGCTTCAAGGAACATTCACCCCCAACGAATGAAGCTCAGGGGCGGGCGGCTTTTTGCCCGCCCCGCTGGAATGACGTGTTAGGGGCGAACTTTGGAGAAGAATATGGAATGGCAACCGATTGAAACAGCACCGCAGGACGGCACGCGCATTTTGTTGTACCGCCCGCTCGCCGAGAAAACAAACGACGACACTATTGACATAAAGCGCGGGATACCACGAGACAACACATGCTGGGAAGAAACGATCCCGCCCGGCATGGACGCAACGAACTACACGGACGGAGCTTGCAAGGCGACGCATTGGATGCCGCTACCGGAAGCCCCTAACGTATGAATTCAGCGGCTCGCGCTTCTGCGAGTCCGCTGGAATGATGGGTTAGGCTGAATTTTAAAGAAAGGACACAGCATGAGCAAATTTTTTAGTTACGACCCAGAAGACGGATTCCAGCTACACGCCACAGAAGATGAGGCAAAAGAGCGCGCACAAAATGCGATTGACCTATACCGAGATGATGCCGCCGAAGGATGGGCTGAAGAGGTGGAGGGAGTTTGCTGGGGTAATGTGCGCCAGAACGTCGTAGAAATTAATATTGCAACGCCAAATAACCACGATGAAGAATCGTGTGACTACAATCTGGCTGATGCCTAACGTGAAATAGGCGGCGCTTAGAATCAGTCCATGCGCCGCCTAATCCCGGAAATAGAAACGCGCATCCGCGCCCAGCAACGAATCTATCGTTTTACGCATGCCGAAAAATATGCGGACGG